TATGAGAAAATGGGAAGATGATTCAGACAATCTTGCAGGCTTCGGCCTTGTTGAGGAGCGGGATGCTGTTCAGCCGAAGATCCGCAAGTCAGACCCAAAGACCAGAGGCAAGCGACCTGAGCATGAGTGGACTCCCATGGACGTCGCTGCTGAATTCTCATATCGAGTTGGTAAACGCTACCCGCTCCTGCCAGGGACAGTCAACGTGCGTCAGTTGTCGGGAGCACTCAGTAAGTTCCGCAAGCAATACCAGACCACTCCCCTAATCGAGTTGGAGTTGCTCAAACTGTTTATGGCAGATGAGCGCAACTTCCAGAACATTGGGGATGAGGCACCCCACCTCTACAAGTTGTACCTTGCATCATTTGGCAAGAAGATGAACCAAGCCCGTGAGAATTTGGGGCTTAACAAAGTAAATGCTAAGGTCGATACCTCTGTTAAGGTCTCAACCCTAACCGCCAGCGATGGCAAGGTCTTCCAGAACTCGTTGTCTGGTCGTGCACAGTTAGAGCGATACGAAAAAAGATTAGGAGCAGATAAATGATTTTAGATACAGGGACAATGATTGCAATCATTATTGCACTTGCTGGTTCAGTAACTGTGATGGGTTTGTTTTGGAGAGAGAACATCTTTTTACAAAAACAAATAAGAAAACTACTAGAGGAGAATAAGAATGGCTAAGAGAGTCAAAGCAACATTTGTAGCAACAATCACACTCAATCCTGAGAAGGCTGGCGGTTGGCTGGCTATTGTCAGCGCACAACGTGAGGCTGGTGAGTCAGTGAACTCTATGCAACCCGCAGAAGGAATTAGTGAGTACACCGCATGGAAGAATGCGTCTGCTGCAAAGCGTTGGGTTAAAGAACAAGTGCAGAAGCACACACCTCGTAAGTCTGTGAAGATGGTTGCGACTGGAGCAGTCGATGCAAAAGGAAAGCCAACAGCATTTACTGGTGCGCTTGAGTACAAGGTTGCTATCTAACAAGTGATAATTCAAATAATTGGATTGCCTGGATCAGGTAAAACTGAATTAGCAAAAACACTAAAGGAAAGAATTAATGCTATTCACCTGAATGCAGATGAGGTACGTGCAACAGTAAACTCTGATCTAGGGTTTACCGTTGACGACCGTATTGAGCAAGCACGTCGTATGGGTGAGATGGCAAGACTCATTTCTAAACAAGGTGTTGCTCCAGTTATTGTGGATTTTGTATGTCCAACCGACCTAACTCGTGCAGCATTTGGTAAGCCAGACATTCTTATTTGGATGAACACCATTCAAGAGAGTAGGTTTGAAGACACCAACAAGATGTTTGAAAAGCCAGTTAACTTTGACGTAATCTATAACGACCACGAATTAAACCAGGCTCAAAAGGCTACACAAATCATAAAGCATTTTGGTTTGCACGACTGGTCTGCTCCTACAACACTTATGCTTGGTCGCTATCAACCGTGGCATGAAGGACACCACGCCCTCTACAATGAGGCTGGAAAGAGAACCGATCAAGTAGTTCTCGGTGTTCGTAACACCTACGGAACCAGTGAGAAGGATCCATTAACTTTTGATCAAGTAAAGTCCTACATTGACAAAGACCTAGCAATGAAAAACGCTATGGTCCTAAGATTCCCAAACATAACGAACATCGTCTACGGACGAGATGTTGGGTACAAGATTGAGCAAGTTGAACTTTCTCAAGAGATTCAGGCTATTTCTGCAACACAAAAACGAAAAGAAATGGGAATTTAAATGTCAGAGGAAGTACTTGCTATTATTGCCTCTCTTGTAATTGCTTATGTGATGGTTTATTTTGTTGATAAAAAATGGGGAGGACATGATGAAGGTAACGAAGGCTAGGTCTCTTACCAAGTCTATTAGTTACAGAGTCTTTGGGACACTCTCCTCATTTGCTGTGGTTTTTGTTATTACTGGAGAAGGAACTCTTTCAGCATTAATTGCTTTTTGGGAAACAGTTGTTAAGGTAGGTATTTACTACTGGCACGAACGAATTTGGGACAAGATTAAATGGGGGCGGTATGTACGACATCAATCAGTTATCAGCACTAAAGAAACACTGGCTTCTTAGAACCTCTAACATCCCACGTCGCTTCCTAGGTCTTGAGCAACAAGACATCATCGATAGGGCTGGAGAGTTTCCTAGCGAGGTAGCAACGTGGATTGATGATGCGATCGGTGGTCAGGTCATCAAGCAGATCGGCAACATCGGTATCAATGGTGTTGGTCTCTTGTTTGATGGCGGTCCAGGAATTGGTAAGACGACTCACGCAGTAGTTGCGGCTATGGAGTTTATTCGCAGACTTCCAGAAGATGACGTAGAGGCTGCAAAGATCTTGGGACTCACCGCATCTGATTACGGGTTAAGCGCTAGGCCGATCTACTACATGACCTACCCAGAATTTTTGTCCAGAAAAAAGTCAACCTTCGATGCGGATCACGATGATAAGCGCAATATGGTTTATGAACTTGACGGCTTTCACGGACGCTCGAAGTTTGACTGGCTTAATGTTCGCATACTTGTGATCGATGATCTCGGTAAAGAGTACGGGTCTAAGTATGATGACAGTTCATTTGATGAGATCCTTAGACTAAGATACGACAAGGCTCTGCCCACAATCGTAACTACAAATGTTAGACTAGAAGATTGGGAAACGGAGTACAAGGAAGCGATGGCAAGTTTCGCACACGAAGCATTTATCCGAGTCCCTATCATTGGTTCTGACCTGCGAGCAGCACAATGAGAGGTATGAGCATGGAAACTCCATGGAGAACCGTTCAAGTGTTTATTTCTGCTCAGGCTGCTGGCATTTTTGAAGTTGAAGTCGATACTGAATCAAAGAAGACACGATGCAACTGTCCTGTATGGCGTAAGACAGCCTCATGTAAGCATGTGTTATTTGTTCAGAACAAGATGCGGTACAACAAAGGTCACTACTCAATTCTTGTTCCTACAGAGATTTCTGAGGACTTAGCGGTAGAGGCAAGCGATGACCCGAAGAAGTTTCGTGACTTCGTGGTCAAGTACGCTAAAGTAGAGGTCATATGAAAGGCGGAGACATTTCAAATGTCTCCTCTCCACAGGTTGTGTGCCTTACTGACGTAGTCATTACGTTGGTTGAAGAAGAGACCAGAAAACTTTTGTCAAAGAAGATTGATTACAAGATTGGTAACGTCGACCTACAGAACGCCAACAAGTTGTGGAACCTTGCAAACAACTACGGCATCTCTCTTGAGTTGGCTGGTTATGAAGACCAGGGCTGGACTGAGGAGTTGCTTGAGAAGGCATTCGACAAGTTAGAAAAACGTGTTGTAAATCCATTTAACTACTGGCAACTCTACGAGAACCCAGATGAGTTAGTTGCAGGAATTCCTTACCGTCCAAATTTGCGTGGAGTCATTGACGTTCCAGGAAGAGTTGCACGGTATGGATCAGCAGGTATAGAGTTAAAGAATCTATAGGGGGGTGAACACAGATGTTTATCGTTGACAATGACTTCATTAGTACCCAAGAACAAGAAGAGTTTAGAGAAAGTTTACTGTCCCTATCTTCTTGGTCTTTTATGCCAACAACTACAACTGTTCGAAATGACGGAGGTGCCTTGCCCTCCTCGTTTGATAGTTTTCAGTTTGTTTCTAGCATTACCCCATCAGATCCGATGTTCAAAAAAACAATGGGTATTGCTGGAAAGTTTTTTGATAAGCACGGTGTAGACGCAAAAAACAAAGAACTTTATCGTTTAAAAAGTAACATCTTAACTAGACAACTAAGTTCCGAGCATCACCTACCTCACATAGACAGAGATGCTCCTCACTTAGTTTTTCTGTACTACGTTAATGACTCAGATGGTGATACTGTCTTCTTCGATAAGTTTTGGCAGCAAGGTGTCATCCCTAAGGTTGATGATTTGAATGAGGCGTTACGGATTTCTCCCAAAATGGGAACTGGGATACTATTTGATGGGCTTCAGTACCATGCCTCTTCCTCACCTGTAGAGAGCCTGTATAGATGTGTAATAAACTTGACGTTTGAAAAATAAGTAAGAGGGGGCACTAAATGGCATCTGACAATGAGCATCGCTTGGTCAGCAAGGTCATTCGAGATCGAGACATTGTTCCAGCACTACAACGTGGTGTTACCAATGCATGGTTCTTAGATGATGACAACAAGAGAGTTTGGGATTTTGTACGTAAGCATTATGGCGAGTACAGCGAA